TGTTGAAGATGTTCAGTTACCAAACCGTTAGCCGGTCAGTTACCGAAAGGGAACGAGGTAACGCAAAGCGGATCGGATAATTTAAAACGCCGATATATTGCACTGATTGTCATTGTTTTGCATACCAAAGAACGTTTATAAAACAGGTAATTTTGCAACTAAAGTTATAAGCGTATGAAAGTAGAAAAATTCAAGGTTTTGCTCTACCTCAAAAAGAGCGGACTGGACAAGTCGGGCAAAGCCCCGATAATGGGACGCATCACCGTGAACCGGACGATGGCGCAGTTCAGCTGCAAGCTCTCCTGCACTCCCGGGCTGTGGAATCCCCGTGAAAGCCGGCTGAACGGCAAGAGCAGGGAGGCGGTGGAAACAAATGCGAAAATCGACAAGCTGCTGCTTGACATCAATGCCGCTTTCGATTCCCTTCTGGAACGCAAGGGGGAATTTGACGCCGCTTCCGTAAAGGATGCCTTCCAGGGCAGCATGAAGACGCAGATGACCCTGATGAAAATGCTGGATGCCCTCAGGGATGAGGTGAAGAGCCGTATCGGGATAGACCGGGCAAAAGGTACCTATCCGGCATACGACTTTACCTGCCGTACCATGCGCGAGTTCATTGAAACCAAATTCAAGACGAAAGACCTGGCCTTCGGGCAGCTTACGGAACAGTTCATCCACGACTATGAGAATTTCATCCTTGACGAGAAAGGGTATGCCGTGGACACCGTACGGCATTACCTGGCAATTCTCAAGAAAGCGTGCAAAAGGGCTTATCAGGAAGGACATTCCGAGCGGTTCATGTTCCAGCACTACGTCCTCCCGAAACAGACCGTTAAGACCCCCAAGGCACTGTGCCGTGAAAGCTTCGAGAAAATCCGTGACGTGGAGATAGCCCCGCACCGCACGACCCACCGTCTGGCAAGGGACCTGTTCCTCTTCGCCTGCTATACCGGGGTCGCCTACAGCGATGCCGTGACCGTCACCCGGGAAAACCTGTACACCGGCGAGGACGGCAAGCTATGGCTGAAATACCGCCGGAAAAAGAACGAGCTCCGCGCAAGCGTGAAGCTTCTGCCGGAAGCCGTCGCCCTGATAGAGAAATATCATGATGACAGCAGGGACACGCTGTTCCCGATGATCCACTATCCGAGCATGAGAAACCACATGAAGGCGCTGGCCGTACTGGCAGGGATAAAGGAGAACCTGTGCTACCATGTCGGACGCCACTCGTTCGCCTCGCTCGTCACCCTTGAAGCGGGCGTTCCGATAGAGACCATCAGCAGCATGCTGGGGCATAGCAACATACAGACGACCCAGGTCTATGCCCGCGTCACCCCGAAAAAGCTCTTCGAGGACATGGACAGGCTTATCGAGGCTACCGGAGATTTGAAACTTGTTCTATAACCCATAAACAATGAGAATCATGAGAAGTACCTTTTCCATACTATTCTATATCAACCGCGGCAAGATAAAGGCTGACGGAACCACGGCGGTCATGTGCCGCATCACCATAGACGGCAGGAACACCGCCATCACCACCGGGATATGCTGCAAGCCGGAAGACTGGAACGCCCGAACCGGGACCATACGCACGGTAAGGGAAAACGCCAGACTGCAGGAGTACCGGAAGTATATCGAACAGACTTACGAGGAAATTCTGAGGACACAGGGTGTCGTCAGTGCGGAGATTATCAAGAACCGGGTGACAAGGCAGTTCGTCGTTCCGACACACCTGCTCCGGATGGGCGAGATAGAGCGTGAACGTCTCAGGATACGGAGCAGGGAGATCAATTCCACCTCCACCTACCGGCAATCACAGTATTTCCAGAAGTACCTGACGGACTACCTTGCTTCACTGGGGAAGAAGGACATCGCCTTTGAAGAAATAACGGAAGACTTCGGCAGGAACTACAAGGCATTCCTTATCAGGAACAAGAATTTCAGCACCTCGCAGACCAACCGCTGCCTCTGCTGGCTGAACCGCCTCTTGTATCTTGCCGTGGACAACGAGATCCTGCGCACCAATCCGGTGGAGAATGTCGAATATGAGAAGAAAACCGCACCCAAGCACAAGTATGTCACCCGTGAAGAGATGAAAAGGATACTGGCCATGCCCCTGAATGAAGGACGTGCGGAACTGGGCAGGCGTGCATTCATCTTCTCCTATTTCACCGGGCTTGCCTATGCCGACATCAAGCAGCTCCATCCGTGCCATATCGGGACGACGGCGGAGGGGCGGCGGTTCATCCGCATCAACCGGAAGAAGACCGGGGTGGAAGCGTTCATCCCCCTGCACCCGATAGCCGAGCAGATACTGTCCCTGTACAATACCACCGACATGCACAGCCCCGTGTTCCCGTTGCCAAGCCGGGATTCCATCTGGCACGAGATACGGGAAATCGGCGTGATCCTGGGCAGGCACGATGACCTTTCGTACCATCAGGCCCGGCACGGGTTCGGGGTCCTGCTCATTTCAGAGAGCGTATCCATCGAGAGCATAGCCAAGATGATGGGACACTCCAATATTTCCACCACACAAGGGTATGCCAGGATAACGGAAGAAAAAATCTCAAGGGAAATGGACAGACTGATGGAAAAGAGAAGCCAGAGCCGCACACATTCCGGTTCTGACAGCCAATGACAATTTCGCAGCCGCCTGCTTCCTCGCCGTCCATGAAGTTAGTACAGACTTCATTGAAAGTGAAAAGGTCGGGCGGCCGTGCCGTTTCGGGCAGAATCTTCCTTTGCAGGCAAAGCGTATTCAGCCCGAAAACCTTTCCCCTTTCACGTCTGTACATGGAAGGCTGACGGCAGCGGAAACAAGCGACCGACGGAAAAGTCGATACAACAAAAAAAGAAACAGCATACAGACAGTAGGAAACTACCGGTCCGTATGCTGTTCTGATTTTCTATAGGAGAGCGTTTTTTTGAAACACAATGAAAAAGGCAGGCGGCAAACTGCGCTCCCTCCAAAAAATCAATCCGTTTTTTCGACCACCTGCCAATATCCGCCCTTGTCCGGCTGAACTGCTTCTGTCTTCATTCGCTGTTTTCATGCTTAAAATTCTGAAATATAATGTATCACAAGTGATTTGACAATATACATTTAGCCGGTGTCCTCCTTATATCTGCTGCATTATGATTTCATTTTTGTATTACTTGCCATTGCCATTATTGTAAATGACATCCAAAAATTCTTCTGCAAGTCTTATATCTTTAATTCTTATAATATTGTCTTCTTCCGTCGGATAGCCAAGGATATTGATACTGCCATACCAGACGGAGGATTTGTCCATAACACATGAACATAATGATAATTCAGGTACAATCTTTACGAACAACCCCTGTCTTCTGAGATAATCCGACTGCCCGTTTTCTGTCAATGTAAGAATGGCCACTTCAATACCGTCTCTTTGGAGTTCTTTCAAGATATTGACAAATTTATTTCGTTCCATATGATAGAGCTTAGGGGAAGATATCACAATGGATTGTCTTGAGGCTTTTAATTCTTTTATAAACGGTTGACAGAATGTTATACCGTTGAATATCTGTTCTTCATGCGGAGACGACTGTAAACCTTCGGTTGCATCAAACAATGTCTGACAATCCTTGGAAAGTACCCGATAGCCGATGGCGGAATAGCCTTTGAGCCTCTTGCGATACATGCTCTCACAGACAGGTTCGTGTATATCGATATAATCATAGATACGGACATCGGCTTTTCCTTCGTTCTCCCGGTGCAGACGGCCTGCATACTGGGCAACCAACCCTTTCCATGATATGGGGAGGGCTAAAAAGAGCGTATCAAGCCGGGGATAGTCAAATCCTTCTCCTACATATTTTCCGGTAGCGACTATTACAAGAGGGGAATTTTGCGGAATGTCATGCAATCCTTGCAGGACTTCACGCTTGCTTTTGGCTGTTCCTTCTCCCGTCAGTTGAATGACGTTGGCGATATGCGGTTTTAACATTCCGGAAAGCAGCTTTACATGCGATGTCCTGCCGGTCAGGATAATCGGTGTCCTTCCTGCCGTTACTGCATTTAACACATCCTCCACGATGAGCGTATTCCGTAACTCGGATTCAGCAAGCGATTGTGACAATAAGGCGAACGACTGCCTGTTGTCAGTTACAGAGCGATAGGATGTGAATCTTGGAACAAGATAACGCAGGAATGACTGCTTCTGTATCTGGGTCTTGGCATCTGCCGAAAAGCGGATTGGTCCGCACTGCATGAAGATAATGGGTTGCAGTCCGTCCTTGCGGATAGGTGTGGCAGTAAGTCCATAGACATGATGTGCCGTAATATGTCTGAGCACAT